CAGTAGGAAAGTCTTATAGAATAATTTCAGTAGGAACTACTGATTTTACTAGAATGGGAGCAAGCTCTAATACAGTTGGTAATATCTTCACAGCTACACGAACTGGAACAGGTACAGGCATATTAGCAGTAAGTTATTTTGGAAACTTTGGACACTGTGACGATATAGAAGTGTTTGTTGCAGGACGCAGATTAATCAAAAATCCATACTTACGCTTTAATGAATCTAAAGCACAGGATAGTTTTAATGGAGCAGGAGATGAATTAATAGAAGCAGAATTTAGTGTAGATGGTGTAAATTATGGAACTTCAAGTGCTCCTGTAGGAAGGGTTAGAATTACTAATTCTCCCGGAGCCGGCGAATTGGTGGTAATTGTTCGTAAAACTGGTAGATTATGGCAGAAAATAGACGAAGATAATTCACTAGTCTTTAGTAATACTGAAATAGCAGGTTTCTTAAGAGCAAGGCAGGTATTTTTGCCTAAATAAATAAAGAGAGTTAATTATGAACGAAAACACTAAAAAAGTCAAGAAAACAAAAGTACAGGACAGCAAAATGACCACAAAGCCAGATGAAAAAGGGCCCTTTCATATAGAAGGACACATTAAGATTTTTGACCCAGAAACAGGTGAAGTTTTTATCAATAAAAGAAACGCTATCCATTATGAAAACATGAGTATAGCACTTGCAGAAAGCCTATCAAATTCTGGACAGGGTTATATATATGAAATGTCATTTGGCAATGGTGGCACAAACGTAGATCCAACTGGAGTTATAACTTATCTTACTCCTAATACTGTAGGAACAAATAGTGCTTTATATAACCAGACATATACTAAAGTTGTTGACGATAGAAGTGTTGCAAATACAGATCCTATTAGAAATAAAATAGAGACTAGACATATGACCGGCACAAGTTATACAGATATTGTAGTTTCATGTCTCTTAGATTATGGTGAACCAGCAGGTCAAGAAGCATTTGATAATGTTGCTGACATCAATAGTGCATATGTTTTTGATGAATTAGGTTTAAAAGGCTATGATCCAGATAATGTTCCTAGCCTTACTGGAAAACTTCTCACTCATGTTATTTTCCATCCAGTTCAAAAAAGTTTGAACAGATTAGTTCAAATTGATTATACAGTGAGAATACAAAGTCTATCGGGGTTTAACGGATAATGGCATATACAGTCAAATATACTGATTTTACAAATAAGGGTGCTATTACTGTTAATGATAGCACAGTTAATACTGAAACAAGTATTGCTTTACCAGGACGAAACCAGCGTGGTTATGGAATAGCGGTTGCAGAGAATTTTTTGCATATCTTAGAAAATTTTGCAAATAATACTCCACCGGAAAATCCAGTAGAAGGTCAAGTTTGGTATGATACTACTCTAGGAGTAGAAGACCTAAAAATATTCGATGGTGCAACGTGGAAATTAGCAGGATCAATTAGAAAAAGTGCTGATACGCCAACTGTTGGAGTTTTAGGTGATTTATGGGTAGATACAGATAATCAACAGTTATATTTGTTTAATGGAGCATCTTGGGTTCTAGTTGGACCAACCTTTAGTAGTGGATTGCGTACAGGTGTAGTTGCAGAAAAAGTATTCGATTCTGATGACATAGAACGTGTAATTCTTTCAACTTATATTGACGATGAGATTGTTTCAATTTACAGCGTTTATGCATTTATTCCTAAAGTTGCTATTCAAGGATTTAGCAGAATTAGATCCGGAATAAACATAAGCACTAAGGATTTTGATAATAATCTAGTTGTAGATACAAAGTATTGGGGAATTGCTGAAAAAGCAGAAAATTTAATTGTGTCGGGTCAGGTAATTCCTGCTTCTACTTTTCTTAGATCTGATGTATCAAATATCACAAACGCTGGCTTTACAGTAAGAAATGATGTTGGAATTGCAACAGGTAGAGAATCTCAATTAAGACTATCGGTTGATTCTAATACAATAGGAAATATATCTCATATTACTCCTAATTCGGGGTTTGAAATACGTATTAATTATCAAGGTAATGTAACAACTACTCTTATTCATGCAGATTCAAATGGAAATGTAGGTATAGGTCTTAACAATCTTGCTCCAGAAGAAACATTAGATGTATTGGGAACTTCTAGATTCACTGACATTGTTAAAATACAAAGCACTCAGAATACTACAAATGATGTTACAGGTGCTTTACAAGTTGCCGGTGGAGTAAATATACAGAAAGACCTTATTGTAAGAGGTAATGCTAATTTTACAGGTCATATAACAGTAGGAGAATTAGAGACTGGAGGACAAAATGTTGCCGTTTTACCTCAGACTAATAATCTATTTAAAATAGGTACAACTTCTAATAAATTTGCCGAAGTACATTCAACTACGTTTTATGGTAATCTTGTTGGAAATATAGTAGGAAATATTACAGGTAATGTTGTAGGTACAGCTACAAATCTTTTAGCAGGTACTACGTTCCAATTAACGGGCGATGTTACTGCACCTTCCTTTACTTTTGACGGAGCAACAGGTGGATTAACTAAGACCTTTAATAGTTCCATTAATCCTAATTTTATTGACTCTAAACCTGAAATGCTAACACCGAACGGTGCTGATACATTGTTAATTTATAGACCAGGAACCGGTCTAACAAAAATGTTAAGAACAACATTTTTTACACAAATTGCTTTGGTTCCTGTTGGAACTATTTTACCTTTTGCAGGCACAAATATTCCTAGTGGTTATCTACTATGTGACGGTAGTGAAAAACAAAGAGCACTTTATCCTGAGTTATTTTCGATTATAGGATATACATATGGTGATCCATCTTTCCTATTAGGAACAGCTACATTTAGAGTTCCGGATCTGCGTGGTAAGTTTCCTATGGGTCGAAATACTATGGATAACAATGATCTTGTTCCATCCAATGCGGGAAATATAGATAGTAGCACTCAAGCAATGACTGGTACAACACAGGCAGTAGCAGGTAATCTCGGTAATTCCGGAGGATCGCAAAACGTTACTCTTACGGTACCTAATATTCCTAACCACCAGCATGATCTTAAAGGCGACAACAATACTGAATTTTATGCAATAAACAATGATACAGGTATTCCTAACGATACAGGGTCGTTTGTTGGAAACGGGCCTGATGCAGCAAGTCAAGGTCAATATATTGGTAATACTGGTAGTATGCTAGGATATACTACCCCTACAACGCCAGTTACAGTTATGAATCCATACCTAACTATCAACTATATTATATTTACAGGAAAGTTTACATAATGGTCTACGTTATTAATAAATCAGATGGAACCGAATTTATTCAATTAATTGATGGCACAGTTAATAATGTTACAGATTTGGCTCTAATAGGTAAAAATTATACCGGATATGGAGAACAGCTAAACGAAAATTTTGTAAAATTATTAGAAAATTTTGCTGGTTTAAGTGCTCCTCCTAGAGCTATAGTTGGACAGCTATGGTATGATACGACTGAAGGACGTATGAAAGTTTACACAACTACTGGCTGGAAAGCAGCAGGAGGACCTGTAGTAGGTGAAATACAACCAATAAATTTCACTACGGGTGATTTATGGATTGATAATAACGAAAATCAATTATACTTTTTTGACGGTTCAGATTTATTATTAGCAGGACCTATTTGGAAAAGAACACAAGGTAAAACTGGATTTGTTGCTGAAACATTATTTGACTCTAATCAAAATGCAAAACCTGTACTTTATCAATATGTTGCTAACTCTCTTATAGGCATTTGGTCTGCGGAGGAATTTGTTCCTTTTCCAGCGGTTGATGGATTTACTACAATTAGAAAAGGTTATACAGCAAATAGCTTAGTAGTTACTAAGTTTTACACAACAGTTACAAATTCTGATGCATTAAATAATTTGTCATCTAATCAGTTTATGAGAAGAGATGCTGTTGGATACAATTCTGAAAAAATCTTTATACAAAGTAATCAAGGTTTAACTATTGGTTCGAATCAATCAGCTAATTTAAAAATTGACGGCAATACACTTGTGTTAGAAAATGTTATTTCCGGAGCAGATATATCCTTAAGAAATACAAACAACACCGGAACTTACAATGCTGTTTACATAGATTCTAGTTTAAACAGAGTAGGAATTTATACTCCTTCACCGCAACATACATTAGATGTTAACGGAACAGTTTTTGTAAGGGGTGATCTTTTTGTAGAAGGTGATACAGTAAATATGGCTGTAACAAATCTTACTATAGAAGATCTAAACATAGAACTTGCAAGAACAAGTGATTCATCTAGTGCTCCTAACTCTGCTGTAAATGGGGCAGGAATTATAATTAGAGCTGCTACAGATAAATCTATATTATATAACAGCGTAACACAATCTTTTGATATTACTGAAAATATTAATATAGCTAATGGAAAAACATTTAGAATAAATGGAGTTCAGGTTTTAAGTGGATCTGCATTAGGTTCCGCAATTACAAGTGCCCCTGGAATTACAACTATTGGTGCTCAAACTGAATTAACTGTTGATGATTTATTCTTGAATAATAATAAAATTGCTAATACAGTTATAAACCAAGATATTGAAATAGAACCACTTGGAACAGGAAATTTAGCACTTATTGGTAGTCCAAAAATTACCGGTTTAGCTGATCCTACTTTAGCTCAGGATGCGTCAACAAAGATTTATACTGATACTATTGCTAAAATACAGCCAGTTTCGTTAGCATTAGTTATAAATGGAACAGAACCTTCTATTAACACTGAAATTATTAACATTTTGAATACCGTGGCTCCGCCAGTACAATTTGTTAATAATAAGTTAGCCTATATCCATTTGCAGTCATTAGATAACAGCGTTACTCCGATAACAATTACACGTTCGTTAAAAACATTCATTATTAGTGGAGGAGCATGGGTATTCCTCAGCTAAAAAACGGAGTATTATCTGATAAATACTTACAACGCACCATGAGAGTTCAGGAGCCCTAGAATGCCATATCAAATAGACCGATATAATGGAACACCGTTAGTTACTGTAGATGACGGTACAATTAGTAATGAAAGAACTACCCTCAAATTAGTGGGTAAAAACTACGCTGGTTACGGTGAAATTCAGAATGAGAATTTTGTTTTCTTAATGGAAAACTTTTCTAATGCTGCTCCTCCAGCTAATCAGCTAAGTGGTCAGATATGGTTTGACAACTTTAATCGAAAGTTAAAGTTTTGGGATGGAAATCAATGGCGTACTACAGGTGGAGCTGAAATTGGACCTACACCACCAACTGGACTTACAACAGGTGATTTTTGGTGGAATACATCAACTAGACAGCTTTTCCAATATGATGGAATTAATGAATTTGTTCTAATTGGTCCTCAAGCTGTTCCGGGCGCAGGCGAAACTTTATGGGAAAGTGTTAGCGTAGTTGATATTGAGGGAAATAGACATGCAATTATGAAAGGACTAGTTGATGGTCTTTGCATAGTTATTGTTAGTAAGGACACATTTGTTCTTGACAGCGTTATTAATCCTATTACAGGATTTTCTTATATTAGATCTGGGCAAACTCTTATTGATACTAATACAAGTGGTGTTACAACTACAACTTTTAGATGGTGGGGCACATCGTCAGATTCAAGTAGACTTGGTGGATTTTTAGCAGAAGCTTATGTCTTTAGACAGAATGCAGAATTTACTGGTGTTGCAAGTTTTGACGACCAAGGATTTACTGTTGGTAATGACGGTGATATTTCATTATATATAAAAGACGGTGTTACACCAACATTTGAAAATTTTATATCAAATAGAATAAGTTTTAAAATTAAAGACGGGCTCGACACAAAAGAGACTATGCAAATCCTCGGAGGAACAGTTTCACCGGGTCTTGATATTACATATGACCTAGGTGCTCCATTATTAAGATGGCGTAGAGGTTACTTCAAAGAATTGTTTGCTGATGATTTTTTTGGTGGTACTTTTCACGGAACTCTTAACGGTATATCAAATAGAGCTGATTTATTGCTTTATTCAGGAGACTATCGTTTTGCTACAGATGTAGGTACTCCATTAACTATTATGGCAAGAGACGGTAGCGGAAACTTTACAGCAAACATAATGACTGGTACTGCTACACAAGCAAGATATGCTGACTTGGCAGAAAGATATGAATCAGATGATATATATGAACCAGGAACTGTAGTTGTATTTGGAGGTTCTAAAGAAATTACAGTAACAGATAATCCCGGTGATCATAGAGTAGCTGGTGTAATTTCAACTAATCCTGCGTACGAAATGAATGTTTCACCTGAAACAGAAGAATTTTTACCTGTAGCCTTAAGAGGTAAAGTTCCTGTTAAGGTAGTGGGTAGAGTTAATAAAGGTGATGTTCTCATAACAAGTGGAGTGTTAGGATACGCTGTTTCCGCTGAAAGTGGTAGGCAAGCTCCGGCAGCATCTATTGTAGGCAAGGCATTAGAGAATAAGGTAACAGACGAACCAGGCGTAATAATGGCAGTCATAGTTTAAGGAGATAAAATATGGCTACCCAAGGCGCACTTATAAGGGCAATAGATTACACAGAAGTACAAAAAGATGTTCGTAGGTTGCTCGGAGATATGATTTCCGACAACAAATACATTAGTGATCCTTTAAGAGCAACTTATGGATATGGAAATATTGTTAGTAGTACGGTTGTTGCTAGAGAACAAGTAGCAGACGATCTACAAATGGCAACATTAAAATCTGATGTAAGAAGAATTGCTATTCACTGTGGTGTAGAATTTAATCCAATTATTTCTAATTTACCTAATATTGTAACTGGTAGTTTAATCGAGAATGAGCATCTTTCTGCTTATGAAGCAGCAGTTGTATTATTAAATACAAATAGATTTAATTTAGGCGTGGGACAATTTTCCGACGAAATTTTAAATATTTCTAATACTAGAACAACTCCGTGGGGTATTACTACTACTTATTCTCCTGGCATTGGCGGAAATACTATAAGACACTCGTTTAGTTTAGATTTCGGAACCGCGGCAGCAGCTAGATATTTCTTTAATGCAGGAGGACAGGTAAGATTAAGTGGATCAAGAACTGGTGGATCCCCTACAATAAACAATTCAATTTGGTCAAATCTACTTGGTAGTATGGGTACAATTATTTTTAATCATAATTCTACATCTGCAACTGGATCAGGAACCGGAAGTAGTATAGGATATTACCAACTTACAAATACTCCTCAGCAAGTTTTTACTAGGACCGGTGTTACAACATCGGGAGCATATGCTTCTAGATACGTTGATAATGATTATACAGTTTATGTGAGATCAGATTTTTCCAACAATTCTTTAGGTGTAGCTAATAGAATATTTTTTGATATATATTTTAATGATGATCACGCTACAAACATTTATTTAAATGATATTAATAACGGTGTAATATCTAGTAATGTTGCTATAAGAAGAGCAACAGGCGATAATGTTAGCGTAACAGCTCCTCTCGCAATAAACAGTAGAGAACTTAAAGACAATTAAAATATTGACATTCTTATAATAATATGCTAAGTTAAGTATATTTTATAAGGATGTCTTATGTCTAAAATTGTTTCAGCAGATTATAATAATGTACGAAATTCTATGTTGGCCCTTTTAGGTACTGGAAGTGGGGATCAAGGGTATGGCCAAAGTCCAATTTCGTCAGCAGTTAGCGCCTCTGCTAAAGTTAGAGAAGTTCAATGGGATCAGCTAAGACAAGATATACAAAGAATTGCAGATCATCAAGGAACAGCAGTTGCATTAACAGATGTAACCACAACGACAAAAATTAGATCTACGATAGCAACACAATATCAGACTGTTATTACAAATGCTCTAGTTCCAAATAGATTTAATCTAGCAGCAGGTCAATTTTCTGATGAAGCTCTAACTAGTTCATCTTTAGGATCTAATTGGAATGGTGCTAGAATACATAGTTTTTTTGTTAATTTTGGTTCCTTTAATAATGCTAGATATTTCTTTAATGCAGGAGGATCTATAAGAATAAGACCTACTATATCTGTAGTAAGTGCTGATACAATTACAAATGATTGGAATACACTTATTAGTGGTGTAGGATGGCTTAGTATGAATTATACAAATTTTACTGGATCTAGTATAGGATATTATGATCTTACAACATCTTTTCAGCAAGTTTATACTAGAACTGGCGGAAGTCAGAATGCTACATATGCAGTGAATGATTATACAGTTTATGCATATCGTAGTGCAGGTGGAGACATTGTATATTTTCAATGTGAATTTAGAGATGACAAAGGTGCTAATCCCAACTTCGATGAAAATGTTCAAGCTTCTATTACTAACGAAGTTCGCATGTATCGACCATCTGGTTCTAATGTAAATATTTCTGCACCTTCTAGTGTTACTACTGCAAATCTATAATTGGAGACATAAATGGATGATAGATTAAAAAAGGCATTAGATGTTGCTAATCTAATGGTTACTTTCGGAACACAGCGAGATCTTCTTAAACAAGAATTTAAGGAAGATTGTTTATACCACAAAAAAGGTCATCGGTTTACAGTAAATAGAGAATTAATAAATTTTTTATCTACATTAGTAACTTTAGATCATTTAGAAGATATTGTTATTCTAGATGACTTTGAAAATCCTTTTATGATTGAAGATGTTAAAGAATTTCTTGACAAAATTTTTACACTATACATAGAAGCAACTAATAGTTATTACCACAAATATATTGATTTAAAATCTAAAAGATCAATAGCAAAAGTAATGGATATTGATAATGACTAAAGGTGTTTTATTTTTTGCACATAACAATAATCAAATTGATTATGGCAAAATGGCATACATTTCTGCACATTATGCAAAAAAGAACTTAAATGTTCCTGTTAGTTTGGTTACAGATTCTGGTACTAAAAGATATATGATAGAACATGATAAAATTGATCTTGATAGTGTATTTGATCAAATAATTCTTTCTGACAAAGTTAAATTAGATTTAATGCAACCAAGAAGGTATTACGATGGATCATTAGAATTTAAAAAATCTGAGTTTAAAAACGGACACCGTTCTTGGGCATATCAGTTTTCTCCTTATGATCAAACTTTAGTTATCGATGTTGATTTGCTTATTGTAAATGATAGACTTAGTAGTGTATGGGAATCAGACAGTGATTTTATGATAAACAAGTATTCACATGATTTAGCTCGTGATAGAGATTTATTTGAATTTGTAAAGGTCAGTGATCACGGAATTGATTTCTTTTGGGCTACAGCATTTTATTTTAAGAAGACCCCCTGGACAGAAGCATTCTTTGGTCTCTGTCAGCATGTAGTAGAAAATTATGAATATTATAGATTCTGTTATAGAATAGATAATCCCTTAATGCGTAACGATTATGTTTTTAGTATAGCAATACATATGATGGGTGGGTTTACAAATAAAATTAATCCACCTTCATTACCTTGCGAGATATATTATTCTCTAGATAGAGATGAGTTGATACGTGTAGATAACGATAAAACCTTTTTATTCCTTATACAAAAGAAAGGATATCTAGGAGAATATACATTAGCAAGAACATCAAACCAAAATATTCATATTATGAATAAGTTTAGTATTAATAGGAATGAAAAAGAGCTTCTAAATGCACTACACAACTAAAGGATATTTAATTTTAGCACAGAATAATTCTTCAGATGATTATGTGAAGATGGCTTATGTATGTGCTATGTCAATTAAATTAACACAGACCATAGTTAACAATGTAACACTTATTACAGATGTTCCGGATGCTGTTCCTGAACATTATAGAAAAGCATTTGATAAAATATTACCTATTAAATGGTTTGATGATGCTTTAGATTCGGATTGGAAAATTGAAAATAGATGGAAATTATATCATATGACTCCATATGATGAAACTGTTGTATTAGATGCAGACATGATTTTCTTATCTGATATAAGTCATTGGTGGAATTTTATGGGAAAAAATTATGAATTGTTGATTACAGATAAGGTTTTTACTTATAGAAATGAATTAATTACAGATTCTTATTATAGAAAAGCTTTTAAAGATAATAATTTACCTAATTGTTATAGTGCATTTACTTATTTTAAAAAATGTGATTTAGCTAAACATTTTTGGAAATTAGTAGAAACAATTGTAAAGAATTGGAAAGAATTTTATTCAAAGTACGTTCCTGAATCTAAACCTAAAAGTCTTAGTATAGATATTGTATTTGCATTAGCGGTAAAGATTTTAGGAATTGAAGACCAAGTATTTTCTACATTTGATTATCCAACCTTTACTCATATGAAGAGTAGAGATCAAAAATGGCAAACTTATTCAGATGATTGGACAGATCATGCAGGAGTTTATATGAATGATAAGTGTCAATTGAAGATAGGTAATTATCAGCAATCTGGTATATTTCATTATACAGAAAAAAAATTTTTAAATGACGATAAAACGCTAAAATATGAATTATTATTTGGAATTTACAATGACTAAAATTAATCCTGAAGAAATATGGGAAACTCTTAAAAAGCAAGATGAAGAAATAGAAAGACGTCGAACAGAAAAACCGACTTTTTACATACATTATGATGCTGCAACTAGAAAAGTTTTAAGTTTTAGAAATTATCTTGAAACGTCAGATAATAATCCTCATGTTATTGTTACAGAAGAAAATCTAGATGTACCTCTTTCTGAATTTTGCGTAGATAATCAGATAGTTCTTTTTAAGGACAATAAATTAAAAATAGAAAAGGTTGAGCCATTAGCTTCTAATATTACTAGAATTGATGATTTTATCTATGAAATCCCCAAAGTAATAAGTGAAAAAAGATTAACATATGCAGATAGAACATTTGATTTGATGATAGAACAAAGCAATGAAGAAAAGATTTTCAAGATAAAATTAGCAAAGACAGTAAGAGAAAAATATTCTTTACATTCATATAATGATCAATTAATGTATGTATATGTAACAGCAGTTAATGATCCAAATATTCTTTATAAAACCCTAAAGTTTACATTTGGAGATTTGATAAAGCACGAGTATCATACGTTAGATTTTGAAGACTTTCAAGGAGAGGAAGCTAATATCTATTCTTTTAGATACTTTAATGATTACTTACATGTGGATATAAGATGACAGATAAAGTAATACTTCATGAATTAGATACAATTTTTATTAGTTATGATGAGCCTAATGCAGATAAGCATTATGCAGAACTTACAAATATTTTACCTTGGGCTAAGAGGGTACATGGTGTTAAGGGTAGTGATGCTGCTCATAAAGCAGCAGCTAGATTGAGTGAAACTGAAAGATTCATAACAATTGATGCTGATAATATTGTTAATCCAAAATTTTATTCTCAAGAAATAGAAATAAATGATAAAAATAAAGATTATGTATTTTCTTGGGCGGGTAAGAATGCTGTTAACGGGTTAATATATGGCAACGGTGGAATTAAATGTTGGACTAAAGATTTTGTCCTTAATATGAAAACACATGAAAACTCCGATCCTGAAGATACAGAAAGTGTAGTAGAATTTTGTTTTGATCGTAGATATTATCAGATGAATGATCATTATTCAACAAGTCATATAAACGGTTCACCTTTTCAGGCCTGGAGAGCAGGATTTAGAGAAGGCGTAAAGATGAGTCTCGATAGAGGATCAAAGGCTAAAGATATTAAACAAGTATGGTGGCAAAACTATCATAGACTCCTTATCTGGATGACAGTTGGTGCAGATGTTAAAAACGGCAAATGGGCAATTTATGGATCTCGTTTAGGATGTTATAAAACAAATTGTACAGACTGGGATTATATAAATGTTCGTGACTTTGAGTATCTTACAAATTATTTCAAAGAAGAAATCGAACCTAAAATAAATGAAGATAATATAGATGAACAAATTTCTAATTTAGGAAATAGTCTTAGATACGAATTAGATATCGAAGTAGCAGAACTTGATGCTAACCAATCAAAATTTTTTAAGAAAGTATATTTAAATTCTCCAAGAGTTATTGGGAGAAAGTAATTGACCGAATTTGGAAACAAAGGGGATAAGAATAGACAAGTAAATGGTAAGTATGAATCTGTTTATCTAAATGATTCTGAAACTATTTTTAAAGAATTAAATCAAGTTAGCCCTAGTTTTTGTTTAGCTAAATGGTTTAATGTTAGTATTCATATACCTACAGGTAGAACTCATAGTTGTTATCACCCTCCAACGCATCAGATACCTTTACATGAAGTAGAAGCAGACCCTTCTGCACTTCACAATACAGAGTATAAGAAGCAGCAACGTAAGATGATGCTTGAAGGTAAGCGTCCGCCTGAGTGTAGTTTCTGTTGGCAAATCGAGGACAGTGGTGCTCAGTTAAGTGATAGAGCTTATCGTAGTAAAGATGTTTACAGTGAAGGCATAATTGAAGAAGCAAAGTTACTTGGTTTTGAAGGTAATGTTAAACCTAGATATGTTGAAGTAAACTTTAACCAAGCATGTAATTTTCGTTGTTCTTATTGTTCGCCTCACTTATCAACAGCATGGTATAAAGATATCGAAGACAATGGCCCTTTTATATTAGAAGATAGATGGCATAATGATTTGTCTTGGCTAAAGCAAAAGAATATGGTTCCTAATAACGGACCAGACAATCCTTACCTTATTGCTTTCTGGAAATGGCTTCCAACAATGTATCCTACATTGCAAACATTTCGTATGACTGGTGGTGAACCATTAATGGACAAAAACACCTTTAAGATGTTTGATTATGTTAAAGAGAATCCTAGTGAAAAACTACATCTTAGCATAACAAGTAATTGTTGCCCCCCAGGTAATCAGTGGGACAAATTTATGATTTCATTAAAAGAAATTACTGATAAAAATGCTATAGAACATTTTATGTTATTTTGCAGTTTAGATAGTTGGGGCAAACAAGCTGAATATATTCGTAATGGTATGGATTTTAATTTATTATATAAGAATATAACAGATTATTTGAAAAATGGAAAGAAGCATAGTTTAACATTTATTGTAACATTTAACACATTAAGTTATACTAGGTGGAATGAGTACATTAAGAACATTTTAGAATTAAGGAAAGAGTATAATACTGATAGACAGTTAATATGGTTTGATATACCGCAATTAACTGATCCAGAATTTTTAAATCCAAAATTAATGCCAGATCTTGTTTCTGAATTAGATAAATCGATAGAGTTTATGCGCGAAAATATGGAAACAAAAGAAACACATTACAAAGGATTTAAAGATTTTGAAATTAGTAAAGTTCAAAGATTAAAGGACTGGATTTTGTCTGATCACTTTTATAATAGAGAATTAGCTATGAAAAATTTTTATCTCTATTTTAAAGAGACAGATAAACGCAGGAAAACTAATTTTGTTGAAATATTTCCGGAACTAGAAAATTTTTGGAAAAAGTGTGAGAATTTAAAATGAGTGATGATCAGTATAAAAAATCAAACGAAACATTTCAAGAATATAAGAACCGTGTTTTAGATAAAATTAGTCCTACAATTTGTGGAGCTAAATTTTATGATGCAACTTTATGGTTATCTTCTGGTCAAACTGCATCTTGTCATCATACTCAGTCCAGCAAGTCCTCACCTGAAGAAGTTAAAAAAAATTATAAACTATTGCATAATACTAAAGAAAAGAAAAAAGACAGATTGTTAATGCAAAATGGTAAAAGACCGAAGGGTTGCGAGTATTGCTGGAAGATTGAAGATTCAAAAGACGATAGTTTAATAAGCGATAGAGTTGTAAAAAGTAATGTTTCTTCTAAAAATGATCTTATTAATGCTAAAAAGTCATCGTATAAGAAAAACTTTAATCTAACTACTATAGAATTGTCGTTTGATAAGACATGTCAATTTGCTTGTAGTTATTGTTCAAAAAATCATTCCACTACATGGGTTAAAGATCTTAAGAAAAATGGACCTTATCTTAATTTAACAACTTCCGGATCCGGGCTTTATACATCAGACCATGAGTGGGATTATGATTCCAAAGAAACTAATCCATATATAGAGGCATTCTTTAAATGGTGGAAGGCAGATCTGCATAAAACTGTTAAAGATTTAAGAATTACAGGCGGTGAACCTTTTATGAGTAAAA